GTCATCTTTTCTGTTTTGCGAGAGATACGGTTATTTCTATGCCCGATAGCAGGGAGTTAACGCGAGGTAATTATATCTTTGCTTATTATCAGCAGATAAAAGACGGGTCTTGTGTGGTGGGCCGGTGGATACGCCTGATATACGAATACCTGGTCAACGGTTTGGCCCAAAAGGCCTTTTATTTCGACCAGAAAAAGGCCAATGCCGCCATAGACTGGATAGAGAACCATTGCTTCCATACGGAGGGCCCGGCAGCTCCCGGGGCGCTGAAGCTTGAACTCTGGCAGAAGGCCATGTTTTCCGCGATCTACGGCATCGTAGATCAGAGCGGGAACCGTCAGTTTCGGGAAATCCTGCTGGTGGTCGCCCGCAAGAACGGTAAATCGTTGATGGCTGCGGCTGCCGGTAACTATACCTTTCGCGTCGAGGGTGGATACGGAGCAAAGGTCTATTGCCTTGCTCCTAAACTCGAGCAGGCCGATATAATTTATAATAACGTCTGGCATATGATCACTTTGGATCCGGAATACCAGGCGGCAAAAGAAGCAGCCGAAGTGCGTGACCCGCATAACAAGCGTATCAATGATGTGTCAATGCTGGCAAAGCATCGGCAGACAGATCTTGCGATTCCCGGAACGAACAGCACGGTCAAGAAGATCGCATTTTCAGCCAAGAAATCCGACGGCTTCAACCCTTCGATGTGCATCTGTGACGAGATTGCCGCTTGGGAAGGCGACAAAGGTCTCAAGCAGTATGAGGTCATGAAGTCGGGCATGGGCGCGAGACCGGAGGGCTTGCTGTTTTCCTGCACTACCTCCGGGTATATCAACGACAGCATTTACGACGAGTTGGTGAAGCGATCAACTCGTTTTCTTTTGGGCGACAGCAAAGAGAGACGGCTGCTGCCCTTTATTTACATGATCGACGATGTCGAGAAATGGAACGACATCAACGAGCTCCGCAAGTCCAACCCTAACCTGGGCGTGTCTATCCCGGTCGATTTTATGCTGGAGGAGATCGCCATCGCCGAGGGCAGCCTGTCCAAGAAGGCGGAGTTCATGACAAAGTATTGCTGCATCAAGCAGAATTCGTCTTTGGCCTGGCTGCCGGCGCGGATCGTCGAGGATGCTTGCGGGGATCCGCTCCAGCTCGACGATTTCAGAAATTCGTACTGCGTAGGCGGAATAGATCTGTCGCAGACGCGAGATCTCACGGCGTGCACGGCGGTCATCGAGAAAGGCGGCGAGCTGTACGTCTTCGCCAGGTTTTTCCTGCCGACGGAGAAAATCGACGAAGCCACGCAGCGGGACGGCGTACCGTATGGCGTTTATATCCAGCGCGGCCTGCTACAGGCCAGCGGGGACAATTATGTTGATTACCACGATTGCTTTGAGTGGTTCAGAATGCTGGTCGAAGAGTATCAGATCTATCCGCTGCAGGTCGGTTATGACCGGTATTCCGCTCAGTATTTGGTCCAGGACATGGCTCAGTACGGTTTTCACATGGACGACGTCTTCCAGGGCGAAAACCTGTATCCGGTCATCCAGGAGACACAAGGTTATCTCGAAGACGGGAAGATCCACATCGGCGACAATGATCTGCTGAAAATGCATCTTTTGAATGCGGCGGTCAAAATGAGCGCAGAGCGCGGCCGGGGTAAGCTGGTTAAGCTTAATCCTTCTCTACACATAGACGGCGCCGCGGCACTTCTCGACGCAATGACGGTCAGGCAGAAATGGTTTGGCGATATCGGAGATCAGCTGAAAAATGAGGCTTAATTGATGGGACTTTTTGACAAGATCTTCAAAGGTCATACGCAAAACAAGGGAACTAACGGCTTTTGGCAGACTTTGACCGCCTATACGCCGGTATTCACCTCCTTTGGCGGCAGCATTTACGAAAGCGAACTGGTAAGGGCGGCTATCCACGCCCGGGCAACGCATGTTTCGAAGCTTTGCGTGTCTGTATACGGCTCAGCCAAACCCAGCCTACAGACCAAACTGCGGAGCGGTCCGAATGAGTGGCAGACCTGGGGGCAGTATTTGTACCGCCTGAGCACGATCCTGGATGTACAGAATACAGCCTTTATCGCCCCGGTCGAAGACTACTTTGGCGAGATCACAGGCTATTACCCCCTCTTGCCGTCTCTTTGCGAGATCGTAGACGTGGGCGGTGATCCTTGGCTGCGCTATCGCTTTGTCACCGGAGATTATGCCGCAGTCGAGCTGTCCCGCTGCGGGATCATGACGAAATTCCAGTATTCGGATGACTTTTTCGGCGAGAGCAACGCCGCTCTTGCGCCCACCATGGATCTGATCGGTATCCAGAATCAAGGCATCGAAGAGGGCGTCAAAGCCGGAGCGACCTACCGCTTCATGGCGCGAGTAGGTAATTTTTCGAAACCGGAAGACCTGGCAAGAGAGCGACAGCGGTTCACCCGGGAGAACCTGGAGAGCGATGGTGGCGGTCTGCTTTTGTTCCCTAACACCTATACGGACATCAAGCAGATAGAGGCTAAGCCTTTCGTGGTCGACGCCGAGCAGATGAAGGCCATCAAGGAAAACGTCTATGACTATTTCGGAGTATCTGAGGACGTACTGCAGAACAAGGCCTACGGCGATTCCTGGTCGGCGTTTTACGAAGGCGCAATCGAGCCCTTCGCCATCCAGTTTGGCGACGTACATACCAAGATGACCTTCTCCATGCGCGAGCGGGTGAACTCCGGTATTATGGCGACCGCCAACCGGCTGCAGTACATGAGCAACGCCGATAAGCTGAACGTATCGGCCCAAATGGCCGACCGCGGTCTGATGACGCGTAACGAGATCCGCGAGATATGGAATCTGCCGCCTCTACCGGCCGGCATTGGCGATCAGTTGCCAGTGCGGGGAGAATACTACAACTTAGGAGATGGTGAAAATGCCGATCAAACCTGACCGAGAATACCGAATCCTGTCTGCTCCGATGGAGCCGGCAGCTGATACCGATTTTGTGGTGCGCGGTTATGCAACTACCTTTGACGATCCCTACGTGCTCTATGAGTATGAGGGCAATCAGTACAAAGAAGTCATCGACCGGCACGCGCTGGACGAAGCGGATATGTCCGATGTGATAATGCAGTATGACCACTCGGGGCGTGTCTTCGCACGGCAGTCAAACGGCTCTTTGAAGCTCACGCCTGACGAACACGGGCTCAAGATCGAAGCCGACCTTTCACGAAGCGCCGGCGCCAAGGAACTGTACGAAGAGATCAAGGCCGGGCTCATTACAAAAATGAGCTGGGCCTTTTCTGTAGATGCGGATGAGTATTCGCGATCCGACAGAACCCGGACCATAACCCGAGTAAAACGCGTGTACGACGTGTCAGCCGTTTCTATTCCGGCCAACCCGTCTACCGATATAGCTGCTCGCGGCTACTTCGACGGAGTGATCGAAGCAGAGAAAGCGGAGCGACTGGAAGCAGAGCAGCGAGAAAGGCAAAAGAAAAAAATTAAACTGCTTGTGGAGGTAACAAAATGAATCGTGTTGACGAAATCAACGAACGCCTCTCCGCCATTGCGGATGAAATCGAAAAGGAAGGCGCGGATCTGGACGCCCTGGAGCAGGAAATCCGTTCCCTGAACGAAGAGAAGCGTCAGCTGCAGGACACCGCGGAAAAGCGCCAGGCTCTCAAGGCTTCCGTGGCCGCCGGCGCCGGCATGACCGTGCGCAGCTTCAAGGCCCAGGAAAAGAAAGAGTATTCTGCCGCATCTCCGGAGTATAAGCGCGCCTGGCTGAAAAACATCGCCGTGGACGAGACTGGCAAGCCTCTGTTCGGTCCCATGGATCAGGAAGAGCGTGCAGCTTTTACCTTCCTGACCACCAACACTTCTGCCGTGGTTCCTACTGATATCATCAATCGCATCGTCGAATTGGTGGAATCCGAATCCCCGCTGCTGGAAGATGCTACCATGAGCCACTTTACCAGAGGCTTTGCCATCCCGCGGCATAAGTCTATCGCACAGGGCGACGCCGCTGCCGTAGACGAAGGCGCAGCCAATGACGACGAAGAGGACGTCTTCGATCAGCTGGCTCTGGATGGCGTGGAAATCAAAAAGCATGTCGTCATGTCTCGCAAGATGGAGATCCAGTCTCTGGAAGCCTTTGAGGATTGGCTGACCACCCATCTGGCGGATCGTATTCGCGTAGCCAAGGAAACCCGTATCCTGGCTCAGCTGGACGATGTTGATTACGGCATTGCCGCAGCCAATGTCTACGAAATCGAAGCGCTGACTGATGCCGCCGTCCGTGCTGCCTTCGCCAAGATCAGACAGAACGGCGCAAAGGTGATCTACGCCAATGCCGGCATGATCTGGAATGAGATCGCCGGTCTGGAAAATCTCAGCGGCCAGAAGCTGTTCATTCCGAACGCCATGAGCGACCCTAAGGTTGCCGGCCGCATATACGGCGCCACTGTCAAGGAAGACAACAACATCCCGGACGGCGACCTGTATATCGGTGTGCCTAAGTCCATTCTGTGCAACGAATTTGACAGCCTGGTCATCGTTCCCGCACTGGAGCCCAAGACCCTGAAGCGCATCTTTACCGGTTACAGTCTGTTTGACGCCGGCCTGGAGAACCCGTTGGCCTTTGTCAAGCTCACTGTAAACCCTTAACGAATCTCACTGTTGAAGCGGTAGACAGTGGGAGCAGTCTGTTTGACACCGCAGTTAGTGACATGCAATCGGATCTGGTTGTTGAAGATGGCGCCATCACCGGCACGCTGAAGTTTATCGACAGCGGTCCCATAGCTTCCGTTTGGGAGCCGGGTAACTTTATGGCCCTGCAGTTTGCGGATATCGATGAAGACGCCACTTCGGTTCTCGTAGGTCTCGAACCTTCTGTGTCCTCCGGTCTGGTAGAGCTTATAGACGATCCGGACAAGAACGGCGTATTTAAGGTCACCGACAAGGACGCGCAGAAGTTTGTTGTAATCCAGTCCTGTAATGGCGTCCAGCGAAAGCAGGAGTTTGACCTGTCTGGGCTGACGCTGCTTGATGAATAATAGCAATCTGGGGCCGTCGAATAGGCGGCCCCTCCGAGGTTCCCTATGGAATTGATAGACGACGTAAGAATCGCATTGAGGATCACCACGAACGACCTGGACAGCTCGATCGCCTTGCTGATCGGTGCAGCGTTTGCTGACTTGGGCCTCGCCGGCGTGAAGGGCGGCACCGTTATCCCTGATACGGAAGACCCTCTGATCAAGCAGGCCGTGATCACATACTGCTGCGCCAACTTTGGGCAGCCCGACAACTACGCCGATTTGAAAGCGTCTTATGATGAACAAAAGGCGCAGCTGGGCATGGCGACGGGGTACACGGATTGGGGCGATCAGGAATGAAGCAGGACGCGCGTATCGTATTGCGGCAGACCGCGTATGACATCGTCGACGGATATGAGACGGAAACCTTTGAGGATACCGTCATCTGGGCCGGGCGCCGGTCAGTCACCCGCAGCGAATTCTACCAGGCTTCGCAATCGGGTTATCGTGCCGACGTCATCTTCACGATCTACGCCTTTGAGTATCACGGCGAAGAACAGGTGATCTGCAATGACGTTATATACGACGTCGTGAGGACTTACCAGAAGACCCCGGATATCCTGGAGATGACGTGTCAAGTGAGGGAAGAAAAATGAGAGCGATCGATATAGTTCTGGCCCCGCTTGGCATTCCGGTATGCCACCCGCCTTATACGGGAGCTTTGCCGCAGTATATCGTCTTCACGCTGATAAACAATGCGTACAGCGATTGGGCGTCAGGCGCGGCTATCGAAGAGGAAACCGTTTATTCTGTCGATCTTTTCACCAAGACCGCTTACGAGAACTTAGCTGCTCAGGTCAAAACTCTCCTGCGCGCGGATGGCTATGTGGTATCCGAGGGTCCGGAAACCTTTGAGGAGGACACCAAATACCACCACGTTAATTTTGACGTCAGAGGCTGGGATGGTGTCGGATGGCAGACCTAACGAAAGGTTTTGACGAGCTGGCTCAAGAGCTGAGCGAGATCGCGAAGGCGGCCACAGGTCCAGCCAAGCAGCAGGCTCTGGATAAAGGCGGAGACATAGTTGTGCAGCGCGCAAGAGCTCTCGCGCCTGTTAGAACAAGCCTGCTGAAGCGCGAAGGAATTGTCAAAGGTGATAATACCGGCGAAAAGATCGATATTGGCTGGTCGAAAGACGGCTTTTACGGTCGCTTTTTGGAAAACGGCACTTCGAAAATGGCTCCGCGCCCTCATATCAGTCCCGCCTGGGAGCAAACAAAAACGCAGGTTACAAGGACCATGCTGACCATGTTGAAACTGAAATAAAAGGAGACACAAAATGATCGTAAACCAGAAACCGTCCTACTGGATCACGGTTCGGGATAACTTCTGGAACTTCTGCAAAGCCGAAAGCGGCGCGGCTCGTATGTACGAGCCGGAGGTCTACCGCTCCCCGGTGGTGAAGTCCATCGGTCTCACCGAAACCGTGGCAGAGGGCAATATCTACGCTTCGGGTATCGTCTACGATTATACCCGTCAGGTACAGGGCGAGGAAATTGCCCTGGATGCCGTCGCCCTGGATCACTTCCTGGAAGACAAGGCCGCCGGGGCCGTTGCCAACGGCGGATTTATTTATGACAAATCCACCGACGTCGGCAAGGAATTCGCCTTCGGTTACTATCTCCAGCAGAGAGACGGTAATTTCGTATTTTACTGGCATCCTCGCTGCCTGTTGACCAAGAAGGATTCGACCGTCGAAACTTCTAAGGATAGCGCACCGGATCCGAGCCGTCCCTACACCATCCGCGCGCTGCCTACTGTGGAAGGCGTCTGGCGCGTACGTTACTACACTGAGGATGTCCAGGAACCTCTCACCCCGGAGGAATTCTTTGCTTTTGCCCGTTACACGGACAAACCTCAAGCGTCGTCCCTGTCTCTGTCTGAGACTGTTAAGGTTGGGACTGCAGTTACTGCCACCCTGGCTTATGCTGATGGCGCGTCCCCGTCCGGGGCGACGGTCGAATATTCCTGGTGGATCTGCGAAACCGCTGACGGCGACTACACGCAGATCGAGGGAGCCGCTGCCGCCAGTTACACCCCCGACGCTGCAGACGAAGGCTTGTACATCAAGTGCGTCGCACTGGTGTCAGATTCCGCTGTTGGCTACGTCGAGAGCGCTGCTGCACAGGTTGCTGCTGCATAATTATTACGGGCTGCCCTATTAAGTAGGGCAGCCCCCTATTTTAAGGAGGCCAACTATGAAGAAGAGATTTGTCAAAAGTCAGCACGAACCCAAGATGATCGATATCCAGGGCCACAAGTATCCGGCGCTGTTCTCTATGGCGGCCATGGCCGAGGTGGAGGAGCTTACCGGCGTCCCCTATGCCGTCTTCTTTGACAAGCTTGCGAAGAACGAAGGCACTATCAAAGAACAGGCGGCGCTGATCTGCGCCTGCCTGAAAGCCGGCGGGACTGAAGTGACCCTCGACGAGATCATGGACAGCCTGGACCTGATCAACGATTTTCCAGCGGTCTTAACTCAGATCGTCGAGCTGGTCAGCAAACAGGCGCCCGAAGGAGAAGAAGGAAAAAACCGGAAAGCGTAGAGCCGGAGTTTTTTGACTTCTACACCGCGCTCTACTACGCATACCACGAATTACATTGGACTACGGAACAGTTTTGGCAAACGACGCCAAAGCTGTTTTTTGCATTGCTGGATGTCCCCGGGCAGCTGATGCCGGATACGGAAACGAAAGGATCAGCCCCAAAGGAGATCCATGTCGAGTATTACGACGATTTACCACCCGGATTTTGGTGATATATAGATGTCTGATAATCTCAAAGTTGCCGGCCTGCGGTTAGTAATCGAGGGCGCAGCACAATTCAATAGCACCATCGGGCAGATAAACAGCCAGGTCAAGCTATCCTCTGCCGAGTTTTCCAAGTTGCAGGCGCAATTTGGCAACAACTCCAAGTCCGTCGAGCTGCTGGCTGGTAAGCAGAAACTGTTACAGGACAAGCTGCAGGCTTCTAAGGATATCGGCGCGCAGTATAACCGCATCCTTGACGAGACCGTCGAAAAGTACGGCGAGAACAGCAAGGAAGCAGAGCAGGTCCGCGCGGCAATCGCCAAAAACGAAGCCGAACAGATAAAGCTTGAGAAGCAACTCGAAGCTGTTACCCGGCAGCTTAATATCCAGTCGTCCGCGTGGACGCAATTCGGGCAGAAGTGCCAGGCTGCCGGCCAGAAATTAAAAGACGTCGGCGACAAGGTGGCCAAGGTCGGCCAGACCTTAACGAAAACTGTAACCGCGCCTATTGTCGGCTTAGGGACCGCGGTCGTTAAGACCACGGCGGACTTTGATGCCGAAATGAGCAAAGTCTCCGCCATTTCAGGGGCCACCGGCGAAGACTTTGATGCCTTACGCGCAAAGGCCCGCGAGATGGGCGCAGAAACCAAATTCTCCGCCTCGGAAGCGGCTTCGGCCATGGAATACATGGCTATGGCCGGCTGGAAGACGGAGGATATGCTCGAAGGTATTTCGGGCATTATGTCTCTTGCCGCGGCTTCTGGCGAAGACTTGGCTTCCGTTTCCGACATAGTTACGGACGGTTTGACCGCCTTTGGTATGGCGGCGGAAGAATCCGGGCGCTTTGCTGACGTCTTAGCAGCAGCCAGCTCCAACGCCAATACCAACGTCTCCATGTTGGGCGAGAGCTTCAAATATGTCGCTCCATTGGCCGGCTCCATGGGCTACAGCGTAGAGGATACCGCGTTAGCGCTGGGCCTTATGGCGAATTCTGGTATCAAAGCCTCCAATGCTGGTACGGCATTGCGGACTTTGCTCACCAACATGGCCAAACCAACGGACGACATGGCGGAGGCTATGGCCCGGTTGGGCGTTTCCCTGGATGACGGCGAGGGCAATATGCTGTCCCTCCACGAGATCCTGGTACAGCTGCGGCAGGGCTTCGGCGAGCTGAAGATCTCCACTGAAGAGTACGACGAACGGCTGAAAGAGCTTAATGCAGCCTATGAAGAGTGCCGGATCAGTGAAGACGAACACGAAGACGGGCTGATCGCATTAGCGGAGGCCGCTTTCGGCGCGGAGGGCGCCATGAAAGCGCAGAATGCCGCTATGCTTGCCGGCAAAACCGGCCTGTCCGGTCTTATGGCTATCGTCAATGCGTCGGATGAAGACTTTGAAAAGCTCACCGATGCGATATACGGAGCCGAAGGGTCTGCAGAGGCTATGGCTGCAATCATGCAGGATAACCTCAAAGGCCAGCTGCAGATACTCATGTCGCAGCTCCAGGAATTGGCTATCTCTTTCGGCGATATTTTGACGCCCAAGATCAGATCTCTTGTCGGCAAGCTGCAGGAATTTACAGACCGGCTCAACGCGATGGATGACAGCCAGCGAGAGAGCATCTTACGGATCGCTGCTTTTGCTGCTGCCATAGGCCCCGTATTGCTGGTGGTTGGTAAGCTGGTTAGCGGCATCGGCAGTATAGTGACCGTCATTGGTACCCTGTCTACTGCCATCGGAGCCGCCACGGCCGGCGGCACTGCCCTGAGCGCCGTCTTTACCGCAATGACCGGCCCGATCGGAATAGTAGTCGCAGCGGTGACGGCTTTGGCTGCCGTGTTTATCGGCCTGTTCCAGACGGACGAGGAATTCCGGGCGTCCGTGATCGCCGGCTGGGAAGAGTTGAAGGAATTCTTCTCCGAGCTGTGGTCGCAGCTGTCAGATATCTTTTCCGCGGCCTTCGAGCTGATAAAGGCTATCGTCCAGAATGGCTTGGAAGCAGTTAAGCAGTTCTGGGATAAGCACGGTGAAGCGATCACGACAGCTGTAAACGCGGTCTGGACGGTCATAAAGACCGTCATTGAGACAGTGTTGACAGCGATCTCCGGCATCATCAAGGCCATCACTCAGGTCATCCAGGGCGACTGGAAAGGCGCCTGGGAGACCATCAAGAGCACCGCCGCGACCATCTGGGAGAACATCAAGTCTAACATCTCCAGCGTCTTCGAATCCATCCGAAGTTTTATCCAGGGCAAGCTGGAAGAGATCAAGTCCAAATGGACGGATGCCTGGAATAACGTCAAGACTACGCTACAGAATGCCGGAACGAACATCAAGACGGCCATTCAGGATATTTTTACCGCGGTCAGGAACAAATTTCAGGAGATCATCGATAACGCGAAAGCTTGGGGCCGCAATCTGATCCAGGGCTTTATTAACGGTATCAGAGAGAAAATTGCCGCCGTTCGGCAAGCTGCGTCCGAGGTAGTTTCAGCGGCTAAAGACTTCTTAGGCTTCAACTCCCCCGCCAAGAAGGGTGAGGGCCGCTTCATTGTCAAATGGGGCGCGAATTTCATCAAGGGCTTCCTGGACGGCATGAAAACCATGCGGACCACTTTGGCGAAAACCGCCGCGGCTATGTCCTCCGCAGCAGTGGGCGGGCTGACTTCAAACACCGATAACCGTTCCTATTCTTACGGCAATGTCGTCGTGGAGAACCTGACCGTCCGCAGCGACGCCGATATCAAGGCCATCGCCCGGGAGCTGTACCGGCTGCAGGTCAGTAATGCCCGCGGGAAAGGAGTGGTGGCATGAGCATCCTTGTAGGCTTCACCTTTGCCGGCGTCCATTCGTCCGCCGTGGGTCTGTACGCAGACACGCCCACCCGGACGATCAAGCCGGCTTTGAGAACCAACCTTTACGTCGTCCCCGGCCGATCCGGCACGCTGGATTACGGCGGCGACACTTACGACAGCATCGATATTTCCTGTAAATTGGCATACCGGGCGGACACACCGTCGGATATGCGCTCCCAGCAAAGGGCCGTGGCTGAATTCCTTGCAGCCTCCGGCCCTTTGATATTTGATGATGAACCGGACAAGCAATACGTCGGCAAGATTATCGACGCCGTGTCCATGGACGAGGTCGTCCGCACCGGCACGGTGGAAGTGACCTGGCGCTGCCAGCCCTACGCCGAGAGCCTGGACTACATCCAGATATCGGAGCTGCAGCGATCCTTACCGGCAAACATCACCCCTGACATCCACGGCACGCAGGATTCCCCCTGCATCATCCGCATCCACGCGGATACGGACATAAGCAAACTGATCATCACTCGCACCAGACTTAATTAACGGAGGCACCTATGGCAGCTTTATCTTTCACCCATGCCTTGACGCTGCTCAATGAATCTCTGCGCAGCGGCGGCACCAAATATCTGGCCCTGTTCATCAATGATCCCGGCGCAGACGGCACCGGCACCGAGGTCAGCGGCACCGGCTACAACCGTATGCCGATCAGCTTCGGCACGCCGTCGGTCGTCAACGGCAAGCAGACCACGGCCAATTCGAGCGACATCAACTTCGGCACCGCGGGCAGCGCCTGGGGCGCCATCAGTTATTGGGCCATTTATGACAGCGCCAGCGGTGGCGAAATGCTGTGGTACGGCGCCTTCAACCGCGCCAAAACCGTAGAGATCAACGACAGCGTGGTCGTTTCAGCAGGTCAGCTCACGGCGTCCCTCAGCTAAGTAAAAAGGGGGAACGCTTATGTTCAATACCATAGCGTTTAACCGCGCCCCGTTCAACCGCTACGTGGCCGCCGGTGAGAGCTTCATGCCCTCCGCTTCCGCCTATGCTGATACGGAAGCCATCGCCGAGATCCGTCTGATCAAGCGTATGGATGGCAGCACGGAAGCTGTGGCCGTGGCTGCAGCTGCGGCCGGCCTGCTCAGTCAAATGTCCGCCCAGGTGGAAGCGGAGGCTGCGGCCCTCGCTGACTACATCCGCAAGCGCTATTTCTTCGGCCATGCGGACGCCATAGCGGAGGCCAGCGCGCTTTCGTTGTACGGCATGGGCACGGACGTGCTGGAGCTGGAGATCGACCTGCACGCGGGAGATGATCTCGTCATCGATACCGAGCGCATGACCATGCTGATCAACAGCCGGAACGCCATCTACGCCCTGTCCGACGACAGCACCTTCTTCAACCTGCAGAAGGGCGACTACA